TGCCAAACCATGGGGAGTAAAGACTTGGGGTCAATGGGCAACTCCAGATCCTTCAAAGTTTTTGCACGTAAATTCTCATCGCAAGTTTTTGAATCCTGCTCAGTGGTCGCTAAAAGGAGATCTTTCAAACTTCCCATCAAAGAAAGATGAAACTGCTATTGTTCTAAGCAATAAAACAAACGATACAGGCCATAATTTACGTATTCAGTTTGTCCGGAATATGGGAAAAATTAATGTGTATGGACAAGAGAATTACCATAATCTTACGTCATATATTGGTCCTGTACCTGATGATAATAGGTATAATGTATATTCCAAGTACAAGTACGTTTTGGCGGTAGAAAATAACTCGGAAGTGAACTATGCTACTGAAAAGATCTGGGAACCCCTGATGTGTGAATGCCTGCCATTTTACTGGGGATGTCCGAATCTTGAAGATCATATTGATCCTCGGGCATTTGTTCGTTTGCCTTTGGAAGATGTAGCTGAATCCATGCGAATTGTAGAACAAGCTATTCGCGAAGATTGGTGGTCTCAACGTATTGACGCTATCAGATTGGCTAAGAAGAAGATTGTGACAGAACTTGGTTTTTTCCCACGAATTCAAAGCATTATTCAAAAGCGCACACTCTATATTGCCGGATGTGTCAAGAATTGTGGTAAGTATTTAGATAAAGTTTTTAATAATTTTAGGAAGATTATTAATCTGTTTGATAGTTACCAAATTGTTATTGCATATGATGAATCAAAGGATAATTCGTTATCTGAACTCGTTCGTCTAAGCCAAAAGTTTGATATGAAGATCATTCGTGCAAATGGAACATCTCTTGTATCATGCGAAAATATCTGTAATGCTCGTAATGCAATTTTGAAGTATCTAAAAAGACGTGACTACAAGTACCTGATGATGGTTGATATGGATGATGTATGTTTAACTCCTATTAATATACCAGTACTTGAAGAAACACTTGCGCGTGATGATTGGGATGCAGTATCTTTCAATCATAGTCCTTACTATGATATTTGGGCATTGTCAATTGATAAGTACCGTTTTAGTTGTTGGAACTTTAACGAGTCTACAACAGGGTCAAAAGTTGAAGAAATGCAAGAATATATTGAAAATAAGATTAAGAATACCAATAAGTCTGATCTAATTGAATGTGAGTCCGCGTTCAACGGGTTCGCGATTTATCGTCCCGAGAAGTTTATTGACTGCGAATACAGTACCAAGATAGAAGATTCAATCAAGTATATGCGCCCAGAAGATATGGTAGGAACGTACACTATAGATAAAGAGGAGGATTGTGAGCATCGTCCGTTTCATTTGAAAGCTGTACATAAGAACGGAGCGCGTATTCGCATTTCTCCACAACTACTATTTGAGAGTAATTTGGAATCCGAATGTAGACTTGTTTCGTCTCGTGGCATTCTAGATTCTTGTAAGGTAAAATCGTCCACTCCCATATCAAGTATAAAAATACTTAGCAGCTATAACTGGGATTCTCTAAAAGATGGAACAACGGTATATGTATGCTCAAACGCAATCAAACATTTCGCGACGTTATTAGATAGGATTTCAGTAAACTTCATTCTTGTGTCAGGTGATTGTGATGAGTTAGTACCAAACGATTGTTTTAATAATGAAAAGGACTTCAAGAAGTTTATTGAGTCAGATAAGATTATTCATTGGTACGCTCAAAATTGTGTTGGGACACATCCAAAACTATCTGGAATTCCTATTGGTCTAGACTATCATACTGTCAAAACACAAGATCATCCTTGGAGTCCTATGATGACTCCTATTAAGCAGGAAAATCAGATTTTGTCTCTAAATAAGACTCCTTTTACTGAACGGATTCTTGGATGCTATTCTAATTTCCATTTCACGATACAAGGTCGTAAGTTTGGTAATGATCGTGTGGAAGCTATTCAAAATGTCCCCGAAGAGCTAGTCTTTTATGAACCGCAAACACTTCCTCGCATAGAGTCATGGACAAATCAAGTAAAGTATGCATTTGTATTATCTCCACAAGGTGGAGGTCTTGATTGCCATCGTACATGGGAAGCTCTTTGCCTTGGGTGTATTCCCATAGTAAAAAGTTCTAAAATCAATTATTTATTTGATGATCTACCAGTTCTAATTGTTAATGAATGGAAGGATGTTACGAAAGATCTGCTTGAGAAGACAGTATCTGACTTTTCAACTAAAAATTTTGATTATTCAAAGATTACGTTGAAGTACTGGATGGATAAGATTAGATCGTAAGAATTGTTTTCTCTTTAGGATGTTCGGGCAAAGTTCCAGCCGCCCGATGAGTTTGAACCGTATTCCAAATTTCACGGAAACTTTCAAGGTTAGTTGAGAGCCACTGAGGATCGCGAGGAACTAGTTTAGCACGGTACTTGTCAAAGACCCAATATACAGTTGTCCACCACTCAGTTTCCAAAGTAGGCATCATTTCGCGACGCCACGTTGCGACATCACGCTTGTCTTCAATATCGCGATAAACAACTTTCCCACTTTCGTCAATCGCAAACCAAGATTTATACTGAGCGGTAGATTCTAGCCATTCAGTATACGTCACTTCCTGAAACTTCATTTCAACATAGTCACACTCGGTCATATCCGTACATTCCAGCTGAAGCTGCATTTGGTGATAGTATGTTGAAGGAATGGGTGTATCATCAGAGAAGTCACGGGAGATAGGACACTTGAATTCTACCAGACGTCCATACCGAGGATCATCCTTAGTTTCTGAAAGAAGTATACCGTCAGGAGATGCGCCTAGAAATGAGTGGTCGCGATGAGGAATACATGTTGTATCTTCAATCCGAACACCTGGCTGAATATATGTCATGTAAATATGTTTGGCAATTGGTTCAAACCTTGTTCCCCACATCAGAGCTTTAGGTCCAAACCCTGACTGCTGTTGCTGTCTTGGTACAAGCTTGGACATAACAATCTCATGTTTCAAAGCAGGTGAAGCATCATGAACTGCCTTATAAATTTCCGACGCTGTTAGCATCTCGCCACGCTTAGTATGCCATGCATCAGTGCGCTGATCGTTCTGTCCATAAAGAAGCAAGATCTGTTCTACTTTATCTAGGTCCATTTAACTCTATAGGTTTGGGTTAACTAAACCCGTTTTCAGGGTACGTAAGAAGAGTAGTAAATGGAAATCCAAAGTCAGGAACAGTGGGTACTTTATCGCCTTGAGCGGTTTTATACGCTAAAGAATACTGAACGTGTTAGCGATATTTTGTCCGGAAAGTCTAACCTGTCTCTTCGTCTAATTGATTGGTTTGTCACTAATTACGCAAAGAAGTACAATATTTCGTACATGACAAAAGCAAATAAGCACGTGATTGTTTACTTGTCGTACAAGTCACATCTAAAAGCGTACAGCAAAAAGATGTTTGATCCTTTTTGTCGTTGGAAGCGCATTAAGTTCCGGGATATGGATACGACAGTCGGCCAGCTCAATTTCTTTGAGTGGGCAATTTCCGATGAGGTTTTGGATTACCTTGAAAAGAACCGCGAAACAATTCATACAGATATGGAGACCCGGCTACATGAAGCCAAGGAAACTGATGGACCAAAGAAGAAACGCCACGAACTTTCGCATTCAGCTACCAAATCTATGACCCGTCATGATGTGCGTGTAACTGTAAAGTTTGATTAACTTTCAATTAAGTAATGTACTCAATTCTAAAACCCAACTACGTCTACCGAGATACCTCGGAAGATATAGCTGATCACGACGATGATTATGATGCCGAAGAATGGCATTATAATGGTAGAGATGTATACCGTGGATCTCTGGATCGTCAGTACGAATGGAATGTATACTCTTTGTACGATGACAACTCAAAAAGGGTAGGTCTGGCTGAACATGATCCTGACCATCCCGAGATCTTTTTTGCGCTTTGGTTTGATTCAAACCCATTTTCTACCCTTTTTCAGGAAAAGTGGGAATGTAAAGATGCTACCTTATGGTCTATCTTGTCAAACGAAGCGTATCAGGATTGTTTAGAGACCGATTTTAAAAATGTGTTTGATAAGACTTTGAACACAAATATCCGACTTCTAACTCCTGAAATGATTATTAATATGCCAGACATCCATGAATGCCCCAAGTGTGGGAAAAAGTCGCTTTTATCTCTGAACGGTTGCCCGGAAATAAAAAGACCTTATGTTGATTCCGATTGCTCGGTACTTTTTGTTGATGAGTCTTTTATTATGTATACTGCGCCACCAGATTCACGTG